CCCCCGAACAGATCAGCAGAATGGTTGGGCAAGATGCCAAGCCTTTACTGCAAGAGCTTGAGGTTGCTGGGGTTTATGAGCTAAAAGATGGGGCAATCTATCACGGAGGAGTGGCCTCTGGACTGGCAAAGATGGAGGAAAGATCGGCTGGATATGCACGAAGGATGAACCATAGATCGCCCATCTATGTACCATCTATGAACCATCTATGTACCAAAGATGAGCCATCTATTGTATATAATAATAGTAATAGTAATAGTAACAATAATAGTAAGATAGATAACAAGAAAGAGAGAGAGGGCTTACGCCCTTCACTCGCTGAATGGATTGCCTTTGCTAAAGAGATCGGATGGAGGCAGACGGACGCAGAGTCGGCTTTTGATTATTATGAGAGCAACGGATGGAAGGTCGGGGGCAGGGCATCGGTAAAGGATTGGCGAGCTTGTGCCAGAAATTGTCAGCGGAGAAGCAACCAACAACCAACCAAAGGAAACCAACCAATGAAGAAACCAATCAAGTCGGGGTGCGAATCCCCACCAACCTATAAATTAGCTGGATTCAACACTCATAACGACTGGGTGGAAGCGGGGTGTCCGTGAACTACCCTCAAGATATGGTTTTGGCCGCCACAATTCACCGGGTGAAGATGTGCGAGGACAAATTGCGTGAGTTTGAGCAAATGGTGACCACACTAACCGCTACAATGGCTCAAAATCGAGCAGAATTGGCCTCACAAGGGCTTGAAAAGCTCGTAATGGGTGTAACTACCCCCCTAGACATCCCCAAAGAGCTTGTTCCGACCTATGGCAAGGGTGGGGCGAGACGAAATCGTGAGTTTTCGACTGTAAAGAAGCGATGGACGCTCTGGAAGCACCAACTCGATAGCGGGATGTCGATGAGCGAGCTTGCAAGAGCTTGGGGAGTTCACCGAACAACCATAATGAACGCAAAGAGCCGTAACTTTGCCGTTCGCAAGGCTAAAGGAGGTGCAAGATGATCGCTATGATTGAAGCGGAGCAGTTTGAGTTGCCTTTTATGAGGACAACGCATCCAGTAAAAGCAGAAGGCCACGACCAGAACGCTCGCATCCTAGCCCACTTGCAATCTGGGAGAACACTCACGGCTCTGGAAGCGTTGGAGTGGTTCAAGTGCTTCCGCTTGGCGAGCCGAGTTTGTGATTTGCGGAAGGCTGGTTACGATGTGCAGAAGAGAACCATAAAGACGAACAGCGGCAAAAGCGTAGCGGAGTATTATTTGTGAACTACGAAATCAAACAAGGCGATTGTTTGGAAGTTCTAAAATCCCTTCCTAGCGAGTCGGTAAATTGTTGTATCACATCGCCCCCATATTGGGGGTTGAGAGACTACGGAACTGGTGAATGGATTGGCGGTGACCCGAATTGTTCTCACAAGCGAGACTCCAAGCAAAGTGAATTGACCCAAACCGGGCATAGGAATCTTGAGGGTGCGGTTGGTGACGGAATCTATAAGGACAAATGCAAGAGATGTGGTGCAGAAAGAAAGGACAAGCAAATGGGATTGGAACTCACCCCGGAAAGTTATGTTCAAAAGATGGTCGATGTGTTCCGTGAGGTGCGAAGAGTTTTGAGGGGAGACGGAACGCTATGGCTAAATTTGGGCGATACATATTCAGCCCAGCGATGGACAAAGAAAGGCGAGACAACAACCCCGGCACAACCAATGAACGGAATGAGCGACACTTGGAGGGCGATAGCACCTACAAAAGAAAGTGGTTTGCCAGACAAGAACCTTGTTGGAATCCCTTGGCGTGTGGCCTTCGCACTTCAAGCAGACGGATGGTATTTGCGTCAAGACATTATTTGGCATAAGCCGAACCCAATGCCAGAAAGCGTAACAGACAGATGCACCAAGGCTCACGAATACATTTTTCTTATGACCAAAAGTGCTAATTATCACTTTGATAACGAGGCAATAAAAGAGGATTCTGTTTGGGATGTAGATGGGACTGGAACAATTAAGCGAGCCGAAAGGCAAAGGGAGGGATTAAAGAGCAACCCAACCGAAATAAAAAATGGGATACGAATTAAATACCCAAATGGCAAGCACGGAGACGGACAGCAAAGCCCCAAAACTATTTATGGGAAAAGAAATAAGCGAAGCGTTTGGTCGGTAAATGTAAAGCCCTACAAAGAAGCCCACTTCGCAACATTCCCCAAGGAACTTATAGAGCCTTGCGTACTGGCCGGATGCCCTAAAGACGGAACAATTCTAGACCCATTCGGAGGAAGTGGAACAACGGCAGAAGTGGCAATCGAGAATGGGAGAAATGCGTTACTTATAGAGCTTAATCCAGAATACATCGAATTAGCAAAGACAAGAATAAGCAATACGCAGACAAATCTATTCTGTTGAACAACCCAAAACTATCCCTTGCATCAACCTAAACTCAAACTATCTTAAAAACTCAATGAACGAATCTTATGTAACCCCAGAGGCCAAGGCCAACGGCATCCTTTCTGACCGCTACCCCGGCAAGGAACTAGAAAAGCTCTACGCAACGACTCGCAACCAAGCCACGATTGATATGCTCCGAGATGCCGTGTTCACGCTAATCACAAACGAGATTCCGACTTGCACGATTGCGGAAGTGCTAAAGAAAACCCACGGAGCAATCCAGTACCACCTTCGATATTTAGAGGGCAGGGGCAAGATTAAAAGGCCAAACAAGCGATGTCATTGGACGGAGGTAAAGCGTGAAAATAAATAAGATGGAATTGAAGAAGATTGAGGCCGAGATAGATAGGCTCAAGACCCCAGTTGACAGAGGCGATGGTAAGATAATCAAGGGGGATGAATCCCCATCGAGACACTACCGCCATTTGTGCGAGCGACTTCATTTCTTAACTATGAGAAAAGCAATACTCATCCTAGCAATCAGCATCCTCGGTTCGGTGCAGGGGGCAAACATAATGATCGAAACCCCAAAGCCACCAGCCAAGAAAACAATCAAGGCTCGCATCACGGCATACTGGTTGGGGGAGGACGAGTTTGGCTATAAAAGCTCAACTGGAAAACGGTTGGTTTCTGGCAAATCTTGTGCGGTTGACCCCAAAATTATCCCCTACGGAACGACCCTGCTTATTGAGGGCAAGGCATACCACGCTCACGATACTGGGACGGCGGTAATCTCACGGAAGGCATCGGGCAAGACCAAGCTACCAGTCGTTGATCTTTTCTATGCCACGGAACGGCAAGCAAAGCGTGAGTTGGCAAGGGTGGGACGGACAGCATTAGTGGAAATCCAATGAACCACCACCAAGGCCAAGACCCAGCCGACAGCATCTTGGCAAGCTACACGCCAAATATGGCAGACCATATCGACACCTTGCAAGATAGGGTCAAGGAAAGGCTCGCCCAGATGAAGGCGATGAACCCAGCCATAGACCTAGACCAACTAGCCAAGCTCACGGCAGAGGTAGTGGAGCAGACGATCAAGCACGAAGGCGATTCCCAGATGTTGAGGCATAGGCGAGACGACACCTTGGACGAAGCCCTACTAGCCCTAGCATCGAACCGAAGCCCAGACAGCCTAACCGCAATCGCAAAGCGTTACATCAACCCCTCAACCGGCAAGCCCTACACACGAGCGGCCATCTCAGCAAGGCTTACAGAATTGAGCCAACGCACCGGGCTGGTTTTACGCATCCAACGCTCCGAAAGGGTGAGGCAAATTTACAAAGAGCGAGCCTTGCGAGTCCACAAAAAGAGGCGGGAGGAATGCCCGAAGTGGAACAAGGAAGCTTGGGAAAAAGGCATAAAAAGACGAGGCAAAAAACGGTGACAACTGGGTCGAAAGTAGTGTGTGTGGATGATCGCTTTCCACCCGACATCATTGCCTATTACAACGCCTTACCAATCAAGGATAGGCAGTACACAATAAGGGGATTAGGCATAGGCATAAGCACGAATGGAGAGGCAGGGGAAGTAGTGGTCTATTTGGAGGGGCTAAACAACCCCTGCTCAAGCATAGCACCGCACCCGGAGCGAGGCTTTGCACAGCACAGATTCAGAGAGATCGAGCCAGCCCCAGCGGAGGAGGCAGAAATCGAGGAGCCTGAGGAGGCTCTAGTTTAGCCACAAAAACCAAGCCTTTTTAACCCACGAAACCACAACCACAACCACAGAAAGACATCCTAAAAATGAGCGAAAAACAAGTCGGAATGGAACTGCTAAAAACTGTAAGACTACTAGACAAGGCCAAGCAAAACGCAATCGAACAGATGGGCGAAGCCATCGGACTAGCCGCAGACGCTGGAGATATTTTGCTATCGGCACGGCAAGAAGGGCTAGACATAGAAATCATTCAGACCCACGCCCAAATAAACGGTGAGCAAGCTAGGCGGTATGAGCGAGTAGCCAAATCTCGCCCCTCCCTTCAAGCCCCTAGCCCTAGTGGTCTCAAACAACTAGCCCTATGGACTGGCTTACTCCCCGACCCCATCGAGACCTCCACCCCTAGATGCGAGACGGCGTGGCACTCCTATATGGTCAAGGCTAGGCAGTGGCTCGCCCGCAAGAACGTAAGGCTTTGGTCTCCAAGTCAAAAGGAGCAGTTCCTTCAAGAAGCGAAGCCAATCGTTGATGCCTACCTTGAGGCTGGCGGTGAGGTCGAAAAGGCTTGAAGAAAGTGGCAAATATGACCAAAAAGGCTAAAGAACGATGATGACTTACGCGAGTTTTTACACAAAAAAAGTCAAAGGGGAAATGCGATTTACACAAGTCTGGTTGTTGATGTTCAGCGAGTTGCGTAATTTTTGTAAGTTGTTGTGCCACAAAAATTTAGGAGACTCCTATTTTGGAAATGCCCTACAAACAGGTTCCGAGGTGCGATTTTTCTGTACGAGTTTCCTCTAAAACCTTTATAGAAACCTACTTAAAACAAATCTTGCGTAACTTTTTCGACCAATGAAATATCCATCTTTAGTAACAAAGAAAATCAGCGAGCTTTCACCAGCAAAATACAATCCTAGAAAAATTACTTCAGAGGCGTTGGGTAGGCTCACGAAATCTTTGAGCGAACTCGGAAATCTTCAGCCGATAACTTGGAACGCAAAGACCGGAAATGTGGTCGGAGGCCATCAGCGGTTAAAGTGCTATTTGGCACTTGGAAAAGATGAGGTCGATGTGTGGGCGGTTTGGTTAGATGAAACGCAAGAGAAGGCGGCTAACCTTGCTCTTAATAAGTTAAGTGGTGAATTTGATATGCCACAACTCAAAGACATCCTAGAGGAACTGGATGCAGGGGAGATCGATATTGATATTACCGGGTTCAGCTTGGATGAGATTGGAAAGATGATGGAGGCAACTAGCCCAGAGGACGAGAAGGGTGGAGATGGTGAGAAATGCTTGGCGTGTGGGAAGCCTCTGTGAGAAATGATACGACAAAAAGAGCTATGCGAGAAGTGGGGGCTAGTGAAGAGCGAAATCTCAAAGCTAGTAAAAAGAGGTATGCCCCTTACAAGCGTAGCCGATGCAGAGCGTTGGAAAATAGCCAATCAAAAGAAGCCAAGCAGGGCGAGGCCGATCTTGTCAGCATCAACGAACTTATCAGAGACATCAGAAAACTCGGATGCAGAGTCGATCAAATTGGAAAATCCGCTTGGACGATTACACCGAGCGAGGAGAGCCGAGGTAGTTGCCTACTCATTAGTTCAGAGGGCAACCAACGAAAGAAACCCAGTCGCTATGAGGGCGGCGGTTCAAGGATGGGGCGAGGCAAAAAAGAGAGTTGCGGAAGCCGAAATGGAACACGCTCGATGGGAAGAGGTGAACAGAGTCACGATTCGGATGGACGAGGTTCGAGAAGTGTTCGGCAAATGGCTGGGAGCAATTAGAAACCTAATGGACGCTATGCCTTCGAGCTTGGCCGCACGAGCAAACCCCAGCGACCCAGAATGTGCCAAGAGAGCCATCCAAGAGGGCATCGATCAAATCTTTGTCACCATTCAAAAAGCAGAAGGAGCATTCAAATGAACGAGTGCTTTATTGTTTTGCTGGTAGCAATCGCAATCCTTGGCATAGTGCTTCCATTCTTTGATCGATGAAACACTCTCCACTTAAACGCAAAACCCCACTCAAGCGAGGCGGGAAACTACGCCGAGTATCTGCAAAGAGAAAAGGTCAGAACGAAGTCTATAAAGATGTTCGAGAGAAGTTTCTAACCAACAATCCAGTATGCCAAGTGTGCAAGTGCAAGATGGCGAGCCAAGTTCACCATAGGCGAGGAAGGTTCGGGGATAGGCTGAACGAGGTAGAGTTCTTCTTGGCGGTGTGCTTCGAGTGCCATCATCAAATCCATATGAACCCAGCTTGGGCTTATGCAAAAGATTATCTGGTCAAGAGATGAACCAGATTGATGAGGCCAAGAACTTCGCTCGCCTTTTGTTTGAGCCAAGGGAACAACTTTCAATCCCAGAATGGGCAGAGAAAAACTTAACCCTTTCAGCTAGGGTTACAAACATACCCGGAGCGTACTCGACAACCCTCACGCCCTATGTCCGTGAACCGCTAGAGGCTTTTGGCGATGATTCGATTCGTAGGGTGGTGCTGGTATGGGGGGCACAAACAAGCAAGACCACGACGATTCTAGCTGGCCTAGCGTACCGAATAGCAGAACGACCTTGTCCTGCATTGTGGGTGATGCCTAGCGAACATTTAGCCAGATCATTCACGGAAACTAGGTGGTTGCCAATGATTGATGACTGCCCAGCATTAGCCAAGGAAAAGCCAGAAAATACAGATAAAATAAAGATATTAGAGCAACACTTCAAGCGATGCTCGGTGTGGTGGGCTGGCACTAGCCCCTCGGCTCTTTCTAGTCGCTCGATTGCCTTGTTGTGTATGGATGAGGTAGACAAGTTCCCAGAGCAAGCAGGGTCGGGACGAGAAGCGAACCCAGTTCAATTAGCAGAGGCACGAGTCAGCACCTACCCAAACCATCTCATCATAGCAACCAGCACCCCGACAACTGCCGACTCAATCATTTGGAGCGAATGGCAAAAAGGGGATATGCGTTTCTACTTCGTCCCTTGTCCTCACTGTGGACACAAGCAGAAGCTGGTTTGGGGGCAAGTAAAGTGGGACGAGTCAGCCAAGATCGAGGATGGGGTCTATGATTTTAAGCTAGTGAAATCTAGCACCTACTACGAGTGCGAGGAGTGCAAAGAAAAGATTACAGACGGACAGAAAACCAAGATGCTTCGTGAGGGCGAATGGAGGGCAACCAATCTAAAGGGTGAACCAGCCAGACGCTCCTATCATCTCAACGGCCTATATGCCCCTTGGGTATCTTTCGGAAGTTTGGCGGTGAAGTTTCTGCAAGATAAGCACAATGGAATCATAGGGCTACAAGACTTCGTGAACCGAGTTCTAGCAGAGCCTTGGATGGAACACGAAAGCGAGAAGATGGAAATTGTGGCTGGCGATTACAAGATGGGCGAAGTCAGAGTTAATGAGAGGCTGATTATGGCTTGTGATATTCAAGAGGCAGGGGGTTTCCACGCTTGGTGCGTTGTGAGGGCTTGGGACATTGAGGGCAAGTCAAGGCTAGTGTGGGCTGGTAGGCTAGAGACTTGGGGAGACATTAAGGCC